AGATGCTCATCTCCACTCTCGTGAAAGCACCCACCTACTATAAAACTTTCACTGTGAAGACACGCCAAGCTAACGGACAGTACGGTGAGAATTTTATTGTGTTCTCTGATTTGGTTCACCCACTTAAATTTGTTCCATCATCAAATCAACCGGGCGGAGTTCTTGACTCAACTTTTATTGGCTATACGGCTTCAGCTTTTGGTCAGTGGCGAGGTGGAATAAAATACAATTTCACAGTGGCCAAAACTTGCTTTCATTCGGGTACCTTGAGAGTTTCATTTCTTCCAGGGATATATGATGCTGCACCCGGGATACCAAATAGCACAGACCCTGAGAAGAGCGATTACGCCCCTCAATTTCAATTGGAACGTTGCTATCAACAAACATATGATCTCAGAGAGTTAACTGAATTCTCGTTCGTGGTGCCATATGCATCTACTCGGCCCTATTTGGCTTGTGTGAATCCCTATGGATCTGCAGCGGCCACCATTGCTAAGCAAAATTGGGCTTCTGGTATGCTAGTTGTAGATGTCTTCATTCCGTTGGTAGCTCCAGCTGCTATTTCGCAATCACTGGAGATAGCCGTGTGGATTTCAGGGGCTGATGATTTGACTTTTGCAAACCCCACAGCCCCTTCTATTTACCCTTACTCACCTGTGCCCGTTGGTTCACAAAGTTTTTCGATGGACGAAGGTACTGATCGCGCCGCGGCTATTTACTCTACGGATGGGAATATGAATAGATCGACACCTAAAACTGAATTGACTGCAAGTGCATTGTGCACAGGGGAAGTCATTCTATCTATTTCTGCCCTCATGCGGCGATTCGGACCCTTTTACGATCCTGGAATTGCTCCAGCTAATTCAGCCATCATAGCTGCCCCTTTCGATTTTAAAGATCCGATAGCAGCTGCTGCGCAATTGGTTCTTTTTGATTACATTGATTATTTTTCATATCTATATGCTTTTTATCGCGGCGGTATGAGATTATCACTCGATCCAGGGAATTCAGATTCTCGCTATGTCAATACTTGGCGCATATTAATGCGCACAGCGTTGAACAATTTTTATCCTGAGGAAGTCATCCCGCGAGCACAAGTTGTAGCCCCCAACACTATACCTCCTCAATTGTTAGCATCTCCGTTTGCTAACGCTATTTCTAAGCCATCTATTGAAGGAATTATAGATGTTGAAATACCGTATTATAATCTAACTCACATTACTCCTGTTTTGACAGCAAATCAAACAGCAAATCAAGTCGAAGAATCTAATTATCCTACACCCTTGGTTACTTTTATGCCCAGAAATGGGGTTGAGACGCCAAACCCTCTTGTTAAGCCAGTTCTTTTTCGAGCGGCTTCAGATGACTTTCGATTTATGTATATGTTAGGCCCACCCCAAGTAGCTCTGTTGGCAGACTCCTCTAACGTACTTCCTATTCAAGACGAACCAGTGAAATACACTACCACTACCATTGTCAATAATGGAAGTGGCAATTTCAAAGGAGCATTTGGTTTGACTAACTTTATTGTTCCTTCCACAACTCCAGGTGTTGCGTATAAGTCAGCAACTCAATTTATCGCAACGAATGCGGAGGGTGACAGGATTTGGCTGTTGCCTCGCAATCTTGTTTATAGGTATTATAATGATCCCGCTGTTAACAACCAATTAAACATTGATGCGTCATATTGGACAGGTGGGTCTACTCTTCGTATGTTGACAGGTGTTCCAAATTTTACTTTTGAGCAGACCAATTTGAAACCATCTATGTATGTCGCTTTTGATGTGATTGCACCTGCTTCGGGAGTTTCGCCTCAGGCAGCTCCAGTCCCTTGTTTAACAGTGAAATCTGCTGAGGCAATTATTTCTGCTAACCTCAAGACTATAACTATACCTAATCAAGGCGTCATCACTTTTGAACAACCTTTTACTTTAAAAGCGCGCCTTTTGGTTTTCCGTTCTACGGATGAAGAGACCCCAACTTTCCTAAATGCAACTTTACTCGATGCAGATGCTTCGGTTGAATTTAGATTGGAAACTCCTGATGAATCGGAAACTGCGCGCTATCTCTCAGTTATTAACTTCAATGACGTTTTGATAGGCTACATACCCATTAACTTAACTGGTAATGTTGGTTATCCCCCTAATAAAAGTGTTCCTACTTTAACTGAAGCAGAAGCATATAAATCCCAATAATTGAATAGAGTTGAGAGATATGGACAACCCATGTGAGCCTCTGTCTTTCAACATACATTTTAACGATTCAAACTATTTTTAAAATAAAATTTTATTGTTGCTTTTAGCTACATTACACATACCACAATAAAGTGGAGATATTGTCGAGAGATATGGACAACCCATGTGAGCCTCTGTCTCTCATTATATATTATATTAACCCTTACTGGCGTTTCGGGCCAAATTTAATTCACTTTACTTTAATAACGCTTCCCACATTTGACGGGTACTACTAGAGAGCCCAGTAGTAG